CACCACCTGCAAGCAGGGCGGGGCTAGGCCCCGAACTCCGATGTTAGCGTGAGAAAGCTAACATGTGTACCGATCTCTCACGAGAATGGTACCCAACCTACTTTGTAGCCGAGAACAGAATCACGCCCGATCAGACTTCGAGAGTCCATATCAGACGTGTGACGGAATTTAAAGTTCCGTCGATTGCTCAAGGCTACTCCATAGAGCGCAGCGGCGAATTGTACATCGTAAGCATAGCCCTCCCAAGATACCAAACGGTACTGAGCGGGTCGATATGCAGAGATATATCTTATTCCGTTGCGCCAGCGGCTTCTCCAGTTGCTTTTGTCGTCGTGGACGACGAGGTCACCGAGTTCTTCGGGGCCCCGACAATACTTGACAGAGTGTGGAAGTAAATCCAAGCACTTGAACCAAGCACGCCTAAGCAAAGGCCAACGAATACTATCGTAATGGTTTTGATTAGCCATTCGACGAATTCCGTTAGCCAAGGAGATAATTTTATGTGGGGCATCTGGGTCCTCTTTAAGTTGGAATGGGCGTACGCTCACACCATCAAAGAAGTCCCCCCCACACGACTCTCTGAAAGAGCCTTCGGTGAAGGTCTTTCGTTCATTAGGAGTAAACCCAAAGAACTTGAGAGCAGCGATAACATCTTGAGCGTGTTCAGTGGGGACAATAATATCGTCCCCGTAAACAAAAATGTTACTACCCGGTTTTGCAGAGCTGCCTAGGCAGGTCATGCAAATAGCGGCGAATAGAACAGTTTCTAGCTCAAATGTATAACCGTTACCCATACTGCTGAATTTCTCCAGCTTACGCCAGCCGCCATTCACTCTCGTGAACGGCGATCTGAGCGAGTCGAGGGCATCATGCCATCGAGCAGGGAGCACCAACTTTACAAGATTGGTGCAGACGGTGTCGCTAGCCGACGATAGATCGATTGTAGCAAAGAGGCCGCTTTTAGAAGCGGCGCAGGCAACCTGCCTGTGGATATCTTGGCCCTTCTTCAGGTCGAGACCTGCTAGTTTTAAACGGTGTTTCATTACTCGACCTAGGCCGAGCTGATAATAGCCGTTCAAACTAGGCTCCTTAGCGCATGCCCGCTTAACGCGAGCTGTCTTAGGAACTGTGAAGTACGCGTTACCGCGTATGACAATCGGATCGATCCCTAATGCCTTGTGGGCGCGAGCCCAACTTGTTTGTGTCCAACTTGACAAGTGGATCCAAGCATCAGGTGTAAGGGTTGGTTCGGAAGACATTTTGTCTGGTACGAGTGTATACCGACTCATGTCGCTCATGGTTGCACCTGGCCCGAAACGTCCATCGTAGGATGGGGGGCCAGCGCCAATGAGGCATTCGACATTTTTACGAAAGGAAACGATAAAATCTCCCATCGCCGTTCCATAGATGGATCCATGGGATCCACCGAACAGTAACGGTGACAAACGCTCATTAGACTTATAGCACTCTAGCTCTGCCCACAACCATTTCTGGTAAGTGACAGTTTCGAGATCAAGATCAAGCTCAAAACCATCAAACTTCCGAAGGAAGTCTGTGGCTGCAGCTGCGTCTTGATAACGAATAGCACTAGAGTAGTGCAAAGGGACGGCTTCTAAGGAAGTCACCTGATCCCACTCCTCGTACCGAATTAGTATTGCTACTGTTAAGGAACGAGGGCATGAAAGTCCTTCCATCACGGATAGGACGATGTCTCGCACGTCTTGTGTCAAGCCATTGGGCATAGTTACGTCCTGGCTGGTTAGGTTGCGGAATACCCGGCCTTCAAGCACGATTGAATCAGTGCAGAAGCCAGACAGTTAGCAAACTGAGCAGCAAACTCGTTAATGTCAGCTTGCGACATATCCTTGGAAAAGGACACATCGCACGAAGCCATAGCGCGTTGTACAACGGACGTAACGCCCGTAGTAGTGTTAGTACTAATTTGGGGGTAAACCATCGTGCTACGAAGAGCACGCTTTTTACCCTTATCTCCATCTCGCGAAGCGAGACGAAACTCTGGCGCATGCGCCGGAGAAGTACCAACACTAGTGGCTCGCCAGATAGCGGGGACACCGTCACCTGAGGAGGGGGTTTGTGCGACATAAGTAATATTGGTCGCACCGTCGTTCTTTTTGACGACAAGATCAGCAATTGCTGGCATAGAAAGACTCCTAAAAGGATTATGAATGAGCGTCAACGGAAAGCTTGCTGAATTAACAGCGCGCAAGCCGTAACCGCCCGGATGGGGGAAAGACTCCATGAATCACGTGTTTTAAGTGTGACTCCAGGTAGGGTTAATACCCTACTAGCGGAGCTGCTCCTAGTCGTCGCTTCATAAGCAAGTTCGTTGCCATAGGCAGCTAAACCCGCTGGATCGCGTAAACTATGGAAGCAAACGTCGCCGGACCAGATGCGTACAAACGGATCTGAGATGGTATAGCCTGCTGTGTCGGTGAAACTTTCAAGAAAGTCCCCGACATTTACAAACCAATCCACCACAAAACTGAAAGGTACAAGCTCCCAGGCAAGCGATAAAGGGTTTATTAGACCCAGTTGATTCGCAAGAGCTAAGTTCGGATTTGAAACCGAAACAGTGGCTCCTACGACTGCACTAACGCTAAGCGTATGTGTATTGAGAAATGTGTACTTGTAAGGCCATACCGAAGGGTATGTTTCTACGTTTTTTAACGACGTAGTACCTTTAGCACGTCCACATATTCTTCCTGACGGGATATCCCGTTGCAGGACGTCGATGCAGGCATAAACATCTTTCACAATCGGTTCCCAACCGAAGTGGAACTCTAGAAATAAATCAGAGTAGGCCTTGTCCTGAGGCGTAAGCAGACGCTTACGTTCTCGCGGCGAAGCTTTGATCGTATAACGACCGGCTTTACCGTAGAGGACCCACTTCCCCTCAGCGACCTTAGCCGCTGAGAGTTTGTGGTAGGCTGCGTGATCAGAGACTCGGAAAAGCTTCGCAGCTTTCGTTATCTCACCACGCCGAAGATGTTTACTGGCAAGTCGTAACTGCACGAGCCTTTTCTCAAGGGTTCGCATAGTCTGTTTGCCTTCGGCCAAATCAACACCAAGTCCGGCAGAGCCTTTCATGGTGCCAATAAATCTCTCACGAGCCTTATTGGTTACTTCACTAACAAAGGAGTTAGCAGCAGTAAAAGAGGTATTTTGGGCGAATCCGTTAACATGTGAGAACGCAACGCAACCAACCTGGCCTTGACCAGAAGAGGAAGCGTTCATTGGTACGTTCGCACCAGCGGCATAGCCTTTTTTGGACGATATGCAATATATCGACCACATACTATATGGAAGGTTCAGATTATAGGGTTTCTTTTGCCTATAACCGGTCTTCGTTATATAGTGTTTACCGGCCACAGTTCCCTCGTTTGAGGTGATCCGCGTGTAAGATGTGATTGGGTTCATGTCTAGCCTTTCAATGGTTAAGAAAGAGCCAAACTCACATCTTCAAGCTTTGGTCGTCAGACGTAAAGCGACACGTGCTATCGGTAATAAGCCGACTCTGTGTGAAGCAACTGGGAGCTACCCAGTGCTTACAAAGCAACTACGACGATCCATGAACTCGATAGCTAATCGAGAACATTCGATGACTGGTATGTCATCGGAGGATCGAAGGGTTGCAGAACCAGCATACCAACTGGTTCCGTTTTCGACAACACGCATAGGCGTGGGGTAATGAACCCTCGTCGAAAACTCCGATCAAACAAACGTTTGATCTTAAAAATGAAC